AAGAATGCTTTTTCGGGAACTGCTGGAAGCATAAAGATAAAAAGTACAGAACATTATAATGATCTGGGATATGATGGTTCAACAATTACTGGTGTAACTGTTGCTGCTAGAAATCCTGGCTCATGGGCAAATAACTTAAAGGTTGCTATAATTGATGACTTAGCAGATCAAGTATTACAATTTAGTACACTACCTTCAAATATACAAGTTGGTTTTGGTATTACTCAAGCAATACCACCAAACACTGTGGTTGCAGGATCTGGTACAACATCATTATTAACTGGATACTTTAAAGGAATTGTCACAGAACTTGATACTACGTTAAAGAAAGCATCTGTTAAGATATTAGAATCAGTTACAGAAGCAGGTGTTTCAACATCAGTAGATTACCAACCAAATGGAATTTATAAGTTTGGTAATACAGTCGCAACAATTCATAATAATGCAGGTGTTGCAACAGGAACTGGATCACCAACTGGAAATTCAGATTGGTTTGATCAGCAAGCTATACAATTAACAAACTCAACAATTAATTGGAACAACATAGCAGAGAGACCTGGCACATCATCATTTGCGGAAGCAAGAGATTCAAGATTTGATGAAGTTCATGTGGTCGTCATTGATGACACTGGTGAGGTAACTGGTAACGCAGGTACAATTTTAGAAAAACACTTAGGACTATCGAAAGCAAAAGATGGTTTATATTCATTAGGATCACCATCCTATTGGAGAAAGTACCTTTATAATAATTCAACCAACATATTTGGTGGAAGTGCTCCTGCAGGTATTGTTACAACATCATTCGGTGAGGGTGCTACCAACTTTACACTTTCAAGTGATGTAGGTTGGGATCAAAACGCACAAGGTATTAACTTTGCAGGTATTGGTGTAACAACACTAACACTGACTGGTGGTAAAAACTATGATGGTGGGTCAGACGAAGAAGCAGCTGGTGCATTCCAAGTTACTTTAGCTGGACTTGCAGGAGGTTATCAACTCTTTGAAGATGATAACTTAAACTCAGCAGACTTTATATTAATGGGTTCTGCTAATCATACAAAAGAAACTTGTCAATCACTTGCAAATAAAATTATCTCTGTTGCAGAGATAAGAAAAGATGCAGTTGCATTTGTATCACCTAACAGAGGATCATTCCTCAGTGATGGAAGTGCAGGTTCTGTTGTGGTATTTGATGCAAATCAAATTACAGATAATGTAATTAGTTTCTTTGCTCCTGTATCATCCTCATCATTCGCAGTATTTGATAGCACATACAAATACATGTATGACAGATTTGCAGATACATTCAGATATGTTCCAATGAATGGAGACATTGCTGGATTATGTGCAAGAAATGATATTAATAACTTCCCTTGGTTCTCACCAGCGGGAACTGCAAGAGGTGCAATACTCAATGCAGTGAAGTTAGCATACAATCCATCTCAAACACAAAGAGATCAGTTGTATTCTAACAGAGTTAACCCAATTATCTTCTCACCTGGTGGAGGAATAGTTCTATTCGGTGATAAGACTGGTTTATCAAAATCATCAGCATTTGATAGAATAAACGTTCGTAGATTGTTTATCTTCCTTGAAAATGCAATCTCTGGTGCTGCAAGGGATCAGATGTTTGAATTCAACGATGAGATTACAAGAACAAACTTTGTAAATATTGTTGAACCATTCCTTCGTGATGTACAGGCAAAACGAGGAATCTTTGATTTCAGAGTTATCTGTGATGAAACAAATAACACTGCTGCAATCATAGATAATAATGAATTTGTCGCAGACATATTCATTAAACCTGCAAGGTCAATTAACTTCATCGGTCTAACCTTCGTTGCTACACGAACAGGTGTATCATTCGAGGAAGTAATCGGTTCTGTTTAAGTAGAGGTAATTAAGTAAAATGGCAACCCAATTTAATAGACCACCTTTAAGACGAATAACTGACTTTAAAAGTAAGTTAGTTGGTGGTGGTGCAAGACCGAATCTATTTGAAGTCGAACTTGCTTTCCCAGAGGAGATTGCAATCGACAATGATGTAAAGGATAAGGCAAGATTCTTAGTCAAAGCAGCTGCCTTACCTGCTTCCAACATCACTCCAATAGATGTCAATTTTAGAGGAAGAATCTTAAAAATAGCAGGAGATAGAACATTTGACACATGGACTATCACAGTTATTAACGATACTGACTTCTCAATTCGTTCTGCTTTTGAAAAGTGGATGAATTCAATCAATAGATTATCTGATGCAACTGGAGCAAATAATCCAGCAGATTATCAGGAAGATGCTTATGTTCATCAACTTGATCGTGATGGATCTACATTAAGAAGTTATAGATTCTATGATGTTTTCCCAACAAATATCAGTCAGATGGATCTATCTTATGAAACAGTTGACACAATAGAGGAGTTTACGGTAGAATTACAAGTACTATACTTTGAGTCAATCAAAGGTGTCGGTGATAATGCTGGAGGAGAGAGCATAAGTTAAAACTGATAAATAGTGCTATAATAAAAGAAAAATAGTTATACAATGGCGAAACTCTTTGGATTCTCAATTGATGATTCGGATAAAACACCCGATTCAGTAGTATCACCCGTTCCTCGTAGTAACGAGGACGGGGTTGACTATTTTGTTCAATCTGGGTTTTATGGACAGTATGTAGATATAGAAGGTGTATATCGTACAGAGTACGATCTAATAAAAAGATATCGTGAAATGGCACTTCACCCAGAGTGTGATGGTGCAATTGAAGATGTTGTTAATGAAGGTATAGTAAGTGATCTATATGATTCACCAGTAGAAATAGAACTATCAAACGTAAACGCAACTGATAAGTTAAAAGATAAAATTAGAGAAGAGTTTACTCATATTAAAGAGATGATGGACTTTGATAAGAAGTCTCACGAAATTTTTAAGAATTGGTATGTAGATGGGAGATTATATTACCTGAAAGTTATTGACACAAAAAAACCACAGGATGGTATTCAAGAGATCAGATATATTGATCCAATGAAGATGAAGTTTGTTCGTCAAGAAAAAGGAACAAAAAACAAAGGTAATTTACCATTAGATCCACTTGCAGGAAATGGAACTAAGAAAGCAGAATATCCTGAGATAGATGAATATTATATTTACTCACCAAAACCAAATTATCCCACAACCATGTATGCAACTGCTGCAGGTGCAGGTGGTAAAGGACAAATTAAAATTGCAAAAGATTCAGTGTGTCATGTAACATCTGGATTATTTGATCGTAATAAAGGAACTTGTTTATCATACTTACATAAGGCAATCAAGGCTCTTAATCAACTTCGTATGATTGAAGATAGTCTTGTAATTTATAGATTATCAAGAGCACCAGAAAGAAGAATATTCTACATTGATGTTGGTAATCTTCCAAAGGTAAAAGCAGAACAATATCTAAAAGAGGTAATGAGTCGTTATAGAAATAAACTTGTTTATGATGCAGGAACTGGAGAAGTTCGTGATGATCGTAAGTTTATGTCTATGATGGAAGACTTCTGGCTACCAAGAAGAGAAGGTGGAAGGGGAACTGAAATCACAACTTTACCTGGTGGACAAAACTTAGGTGAATTAACTGATATTGAATACTTCCAGAAAAAATTATATCGTGCATTAGGTGTTCCAGAATCAAGAATCGCAAGTGATGGTGGATTCAATTTAGGTCGTTCATCAGAGATATTAAGAGATGAATTAAAATTTGCAAAATTTGTAGGAAGATTAAGAAAAAGATTCTCAAATTTATTTAATAATTTATTGAGAACACAACTGATATTAAAAAATATAATAACACCAGAAGATTGGGATTCTTTAAGTGATCATATTCAATATGATTTCTTATATGATAACCAATTTGCAGAATTAAAAGAGTCAGAATTAATGAACGAAAGACTTGGAACATTAGCAACAATTGAACCATATATTGGAAAGTATTTTTCTAATCATTATGTTAGAACTAAGGTTCTTCGTCAGACAGATCAAGAGATTGAAGAACAAGACGAATTAATTAAAAAAGAAATTGCAGATGGTACAATTCCTGATCCAAATGCAGTTGATCCTATCACAGGACAACCACTTGAAGGTGGTGGAGATTTAGGAGCAGTACCCACTGAACCAGACTTAGAATCAGACGCAATGGTAACTGACGCTCAGTTCCAAAAAGATGTTAAGTCAGCAGAGATATAAATAATCAAGATATCTTAACATAATATTAAATATGGATGAATTACTTGACATGATTGCAACTGATGCATCAGCAACTGATATATCAGATTCGATCAAAGACACATTGTATGCAAAAGCTGCTGAGAGAATTAATTCTCAGAGACCAGAAGTTGCTGCAGCTATGTTTGATCCTTCAATTGAAGATACAGAAGTAGATGACTCTGCAGAAGAGGAATCATAAATAACACTATCACGGTTGATTATAAAAAATGGCAGCTTTCAAGGTCGTACAAAAAATAGCATCTGTTACTGGAAACGCAACAAGTGGATCTATCGCATTAAAGTCGGGTTATCTTAGAGTAACACCAGCTGGTGGTGATGCATTTGTTGAAGTTGGAACTAACCCAACAGCAACAGATGATAG